GAGAAAGAAGTGGTATAGGCACCGACATTGTAAGTCTTGGTGTTGGTGCAACAGTAACAAACGTTCTTTATGTAACTGTTGATGGTGACGATAACAATACCGGCAAAAAACTTGGTGATGCAAAAGCAACTATTGCTGCTGCAGTTTCAATTGCATCACCAGGAACAGTAATTAAAGTATTACCAGGAAATTATATTGAAAATAATCCTATCAATATTCCAGAACAAGTAAGTATTATTGGGAGTGGATTAAGAGAAGTATCAATATCTCCACAAAATACTGGTGATCTTTTTTACGTTAGCAATGGAGATTATATTGCAGAAATGTCATTTACTGGAGCTGCAAGCACTGGAGCCATATTTGCATTTAATCCAGTTGGTGCTGGAACTGTAACTCAATCGCCATATATTCAAAATTGTACTAATTTTATACCCAACAGTACGGGTATGAGAATTAATGGCAACCATGCTTCAGGAAATTTGAAGAGCATGGTACTTGATTCATATACTCAATACAATCAAGGAGGAATCGGCGTTTCAATTACAAATAATGGATATGCACAATTAGTCTCTCTTTTCACAATTTGTGATGATATTGCAGTTTATTGTGGAAGTGGAGGAGCATGTGACTTGACAAACTCCAACTCTTCTTTCGGCAATTATGGTTTAGTAGCAGATGGTGTAAGTAATAAAATTTTAACAGGTATTATTACAGCAAACTCTGATGCAGACTCAACAACATTTATTATTTCTGGAGTTGGAACAACAAGACTTTTTGATGGTCAAGTAGTTTATTTTGAAAAACTTTATTATGAAATTCAATCAATATCGATAGTAAATAGCGGATCGGGATATAGCAATCCACCAGTAATTACGATTAGTTCTCCAGAAGCATCTTGGGGTATCGAAGCACAGGCAACTGCAGATATTTACAATGGATCTTTGGATGTAGTAAATTTAATTTCTAGTGGAAGAGGATTTGAGAGTGCCCCATTAATTACGGTATCTGGACCAGATGTGGGTATTAATACAGCTACTCTTTCAGTGAAAATAAAACCAAAATATTATTCAATTCAAAGTTGTACTTTACCCCATGCTGGTATATGTACAATTACGGTTTCGGAGCAACTTCCATATGCTGTTGGAATTGGCACCACAGTTCCAGTATTTAAACAGAGTAGAATTTTAGCATCAGGACATTCTTTTGAATATATTGGATCTGGAACGGACATTACTACATGTTTACCATCCTTAGGTGGAGTATCGATTCAAGCGAATGAAGTTGATATGAAAGACGGTGGATTGGTTGTTTATACCAGCACTGATCAATCTGGAAATTTTAGAATTGGTGATGGTGTGGTAATTGATCAACAAACTGGAACAATTTTTGGTAATTTTTACCAAAAAAGTATTCTTGCAAACGTAACACCATACATCTTAGCACTAGGAGGTTAATTTAAAATCATGGCATTACCACTTAACGTATTTAAAACAATTACAAAAGTTGTATCAACAAATTCTGTGGGAATTTACACTGCACCAGTTGGATATGCAGGAGTTGTTCTTTTAGCTCAAGTTTCAAATATTGGAACACAAACTGAAACTGTAACTCTTTCGCACAAAAGAACAATTGCTGGCATTGCAGTCACAACTGAGATTGCAAAAGATTTTGCAATTCCTCCAAACGATTCTGCAAGTTTTCTCGATGGAAAACTTTCTTTAGAATCAAATGATGTATTGGTCATTTCTGGTAGTAGCAGCACCAATTTGAAATTTATTGGTAGTGTTTTAGAAACTCTGAAATGATAGGAGAATAAAATAAAAAATGGCAAAACTTCTTAGTGGCAGATTACCAAGGTTAAATGTAGGAATAACCTCATCTACATCAGCTTTAAATGTAACTGGTGGTGTAAACATTGTTGGTGTTACTACTGTTACATCTATTAGCACTGGTACTACAACTGGTCTAAGTGGTCAGTATTTGCAGTCTACCGGAGTTGGAGTCACTTGGGCATCTGGCAGTGTTTTAAGAAATACTTCTTCGACGGTCGCAATTGCAAATACAAATACATTTACTTTAAATTATACTGTAGGATTTTTAGATGTATTTGTAAATGGTGTTAAATTAGCACCATCCGATTTTATTGCAACAAATGGCACCTCAGTAATTTTTAATGAGACAACCTATGGTGGAGAAATAATAGATTTTCATGCATACAATGCGTCATCTACTGGAGTTTCTCCAAACGTAATTCACAATCCCCCAACATCCTCAAGTTCTTCTGGATTGGTAGGACAAATTTCATATGACTCAGATTATCTCTATGTTTGTATAGCATCAAACAGTTGGAAGAGGGTTTCATTAAGCAGTTTCTAAATATATCTGAAGCCTAGTGCGACGGCACGAGGATGGCTTTTTAGATCTAAAAAACCCCATCCGCTAAAAGGAGACAATGGCATTTAATAGAGAACTATCGCAATTTGCGTCATTTTTGGAGCTGGACGCAAGTGCAAGATATATTGGAATTACTTCCAACTCAGCTTCAACAAAAGTCGGTATTGGTACAGCACTTCCAGATTCAAAGTTCGTAGTTGTTGGTGATGCCAGAATTACTGGTATCGTTACCGCTGCTAATTTCAAAGTATCTGAAGAGGGAAGATTTGAAGGTCCTTTAACAGGTAACGTAACTGGTAACGTTACAGGCAACTTAACTGGTGAAGTCAATGCTGCTGCATTTGATACCAATGCTTCTGGTGTTGTTGTAACTGGTGTTACTACTTCAACAAGTTTTAGTGGTACTAATTTAAATGTTACAGGCGGACAATTTACAAATTTAAATGTTACGGGCATTGCTACAATTAATGGTACTAATGTTTCAGCAGGATCTGGTGTAACTATTACTTCTGGTGGTATTAATGTCACCGGGGTTGTTACAGCTTCGTCTTTTAATGGTCCTCTAACTGGTAATGTAACTGGTAACGTCACAGGTAACTCAAGTACAGCATCTGCTCTGCAGACCGCTAGAACAATTGCTATCACTGGAGATGTAGCTGGTTCAGTATCATTTGATGGTTCATCAAACGTTTCGATTGCTGCAACAATCCAACCAAATTCGGTTGCTCTTGGATCAGATACAACTGGTAACTATGTTGCCACTGTTGCTGATGCTGGTTCATCGGATATCGTTGTTTCAGGTTCTGGTTCAGAAACCGCTGCTGTTACTCTTGGTCTTTCGACCACTGGAGTTGCTGCTGGTTCTTATGGGTCATCTACCTCAATCCCAACATTCACTGTTGACTCAAGAGGTCGTTTAACTGCTGCTGGTACAGCTTCAGTTGGTACTGCACTTACAGTTTCTGGAAACTCTGGTTCCGAAAACATTAATCTTTTGACAGAAACTCTGTCAATCGTAGGCGCTGCTGGTAGTGTTGCTACATCTGCAGCAAGCAATACAATTACTGTTGATCTTGTAAACACTGCAGTTACTCCAGGTTCTTACGGTTCATCGACTCAAATCCCAACATTTACTGTTGATGCAAAAGGTCGCTTAACTGCTGCTGGTACAGCTTCAGTTGGTACTGCTTTAACAGTTGCTGGTGATTCTGGTTCGGAAAATATCAATTTACTTTCAGAAACCTTGACGGTTGCTGGTGGTACAAACCTGACTTCTTCAGCTGCTTCAAACACAGTTACAATTAATCTTGATCCTTCGATTGATCTTACTAGCGTTAAGGCAAGTGGAATTATTACCGCTGCTCAGTTTGTAACTGGTGCTTCGGGTCAAGCGATTGGTATTAATACAAGCACAATTTCTGGTCCTGCGGAGATCATTATTGACCCTGCTGGTGTTGGCGATAATACTGGTGCTGTAAGAATTAAAGGTGACCTGTTTGTTGATGGTGTTCAGACCGTCATCAATTCAACAACAATTGAACTTGCAGATTTCATCGTTGGTATTGCTTCTACAGCAACAACTGATGCACTTGCAGATGGTGCTGGTATTAAAATTGGTCCAAATAATACCTTAACCTATGATAATGCAAATACATCTCTGAAGTCTAGTGAAAACTTTAATCTTGCTTCAGGCAAAACATATAAGATTAATGGTGTTGATGTCTTAAGTGCAACTTCACTTTCAATCACTAACGTTAATGCCTCTGGTGTTGTAACCGCTACTAGTGGTTTCTCCGGAAACTTAACTGGTAACGTAACAGGTAACGTAACAGGTAACTTAACTGGTGAAGTCAACGCTGCTGCGTTTGACACAAACGCTTCTGGTGTTGTAGTCACAGGTGTCACTACTTCAACAAGTTTCAGTGGTCCTTTAACAGGCAATGTAACTGGTAACGTTACAGGTAACTTAACTGGTGAAGTTAATGCTGCTGCATTTGATACAAACGCTTCTGGTGTTGTAGTTTCTGGTGTTTCTACTCTTGGTATAACCACATTCACTGGTGCCGTAAGTTTTGGAACTTCTGCTTACTTTGGTGATAATGATACTTTAAATTTTGGAGATAGTAATGATTTAAGAATTTATCACGATGGAAGTAATTCCTTTATTCAAGATTTGGGAACTGGTGGATTATATCTTGCAGGTTCAAGTGTAATATCACTTCAATCTGCTGCTGGAGAAAGTAAATTAGTTGCAACAACTGATGGAGCAGTAGAACTCTACTTTAACAATGTAAAAGAATTTGAAACCACTGGATACGGTGCAACCGTCTTTGGAACTTTACAGTCACAGCAAATAAATGTTTCTGGTGTTACAACTTCAACTGGTGGTTTTGTTGGTAATTTAACTGGTAATGCTGATACAGCAACTACCTTACAAACTTCTAGAAACTTCCAAGTTACTGGTGACGCATCTTCTGCTGCAGTTTCATTTAATGGTTCTGCAAACGTTGGTCTTGCAATTACTCTGGCAAATACTGCAGTTACTGCTGGTTCTTATGGTTCATCCACTCAGATTCCAACATTTACTGTTGATTCGAAGGGTCGTTTAACTGCTGCTGGTACGGCTTCGGTTGGTGCTGCCTTGACAGTTACTGGTGATTCTGGTTCAGAAACCATTAACTTCCTGAACGAAAGTTTGGCAATTTCTGGTGGTACAAACCTGACTTCTTCTGCTGCAGGAAACGCGGTAACAATTAACCTTGACAACAATATTTCATTAACAAGTGTTGTTGCTTCTGGTGTTGTAACTGCTACTAGTGGTTTCTCCGGAAACTTAACAGGCAATGTAACTGGTAATGTAACAGGTAATTTAACTGGTGAAGTTAATGCTGCTGCATTTGATACAAACGCTTCTGGTGTTGTAGTTACAGGTGTTGCTACCGCTACTTCATTCTCTGGTCCTTTGACTGGAAACGTAACGGGTAATGTAACAGGCAATTCTTCTACAGCATCTGCTCTGCAGACTGCAAGAACAATTTCTATCACTGGTGATGTTGCTGGATCTGTCTCATTCGACGGTTCATCCAACGTTTCAATTGCTGCAACAATCCAACCAAACAGTGTCGCTCTTGGTGGTGATACTACAGGCAACTATGTTGCTACTGTTGCTGACGCTGGTTCATCAGATATCGTTGTTTCTGGTTCTGGTTCCGAAACCGCTGCAGTTACCCTTGGGTTATCAACAACTGGAGTTGCTGCTGGTTCTTACGGTTCATCTACCTCAATCCCAACATTTACTGTTGATTCAAGAGGTCGTTTAACTGCCGCTGGAACTGCATCTGTAGGTACTGCACTTACCGTTGCTGGCGATTCTGGTTCAGAAAATATCAATTTACTTTCAGAAACCTTAACGGTTGCTGGTGGTACAAACCTGACTTCTTCAGCTGCTTCAAACACAGTTACAATTAACCTGGATCCAAATATCTCACTGACAAGTGTTGTTGCTTCCGGTGTTGTAACTGCTACTAGTGGTTTCTCTGGAAACTTAACTGGTAATGTAACTGGAAATTCAAGTACAGCATCTGCTCTGCAGACCGCTAGAACGATTGCTATTACTGGTGACGTAGCAGGATCTGTCTCATTCGATGGATCATCTAATGTTTCGATTGCGGCTACAATCCAACCAAATAGCGTTGCTCTTGGTGGAGATACAACTGGTAACTACGTTGCTACTGTTGCTGATGCTGGATCATCTGATATTGTTGTTTCGGGTTCTGGTTCAGAAACTGCCGCTGTTACTCTTGGTCTTTCGACAACTGGAGTCGTTGCTGGTTCTTATGGTTCATCCAGTGCAGTCCCAACATTTACCGTTGACTCAAGAGGTCGTTTAACTGCCGCTGGTACAGTTTCAGTTGGCACCGCTTTAACAGTTGCTGGTGATTCTGGTTCTGAAACTATCAATTTACTGTCTGAGACTTTAACAATCACAGGTGGTACAAACCTGACTTCTTCAGCTGCTTCTAATTCTGTTACTGTCAACTTAGATCCTAACATCTCACTGACAAGTGTTGTTGCTTCTGGTATTGTAACTGCTGCTCAGTTTGTAACTGGTGCTTCAGGTCAGGCAATTGGCATTAGTACCAATGTAATCTCGGGTCCAGATGTTATCACTATTGACCCTGCTGCTGTTGGAGACAACACTGGTGCGGTTAGAATTAAGGGCGATCTTTATGTTGATGGTGCTCAGTTCTTTGTAAATTCTGGTACAATTGAATTAGCAGATTTCATCGTTGGTGTTGCTACAACTGCATCGACAAATGCTGTTCTTGATGGAGCTGGAATTGGAATTGGTTCTGCAAACGTTCGCAAGACCTTAACTTGGAATAACACATCAAACTCCCTGAAGTCAAGTGAAAGCTTTGATCTTGCTTCTGGCAAATCCTATAAGATTAATGGAACTGAAGTTCTGAGTGGAAACTCGCTAACGATTACCAATGTTAATGCTTCTGGTATTGTAAGTGCTACAACTTTTGTTGGTGCTCTTACAGGTAACTCTTCTACAGCATCTGCTCTGCAGACCGCTAGAACAATCTCTATCACTGGTGACGTAGCAGGATCTGTCTCATTCGATGGATCATCTAATGTTTCGATTGCTGCAACAATTCAACCAAACTCTGTTGCTCTTGGATCAGATACAACTGGCAACTATGTTGCTACCGTTGCTGATTCGGGTTCATCGGACATCGTAGTTAACAACTCTGGTAGTGAAACTGCTGCGGTTACTCTTGGCCTTACAACCACTGGCGTAGTTGCTGGTTCTTATGGTTCAACAACTGCAATTCCTACATTCACTGTTGACTCAAGAGGTCGTTTAACTGCTGCTGGAACAGCTCAAATTGGTGCTGCTTTAACAGTTACTGGAGATTCTGGTTCTGAAACCATCAACTTCTTAAGCGAAAGCTTAGCAATTTCTGGTGGTACAAACCTGACTTCTTCGGCATCAGGAAATGCAGTAACAGTTAACCTCGATAATAACATTTCATTAACAAGTGTTGTTGCTTCTGGTATCGTAACTGCTTCTAGTGGTTTCTCTGGAAACTTAACTGGTAACGTTACAGGTAATGTAACTGGTAATCTTGCTGGTAATGTAAATGCAACATCTGGTATTTCAACATTCAATAATATTGATATCAATGGAACTCTGACAGATGTTAACAACAGCACTGGCACTTCTGGTTACGTTCTTAAGAACGTTGGAACCGGTGTTTCTTGGGCATCGATTAATGATTCTCTGCCAACACTGAGAACAACTTCTGTTCAGACTGCAACTTCTGGTCAAACTTCATTCACTGTTAACTACACTGTAGGTTTCCTCGACGTATTCATCAATGGTGTTAAACTTGCTCCAAGTGAGTTTACCGCAAGTAATGGTACTGGCGTAACCCTGAGTGAAGCTGCATTTGCAGGAGATCTTGTTGAATTCTATGCATACAATACACTTTCTACTGGAGTTGGTTCAGTCAATAGTCTGAACGATCTAACAGATGTTACATTAACATCTTCTTCAAACGGTCAACTTCTTCAGTACAATGGTTCTGAGTGGATTAACTCTTCATCTCTTGTTGGTATCAACTCTGTTGATGCTACAACCGTTGCAACTCTTGAGACAGCTCTTGGATATGCTCCAAATACCTTCAACTCACTGCTTATCAGCAATGCAGGTGTTTCGACATTTACTGGTGCAGTTAATGCAAACACAACAATGACCATTACTGGTCAATTGACTTGTGCTAATGTCAACTCAAGTGGAATTGTTACTGCAACAGATTTTAACTCAACTTCGGATAGAAACCTGAAGGACAACATCCGCGTCATTGAAAATGCATCCGAACTGGTTGGAAAACTGGAAGGTGTACACTTCACTTGGAAGTCAAGTGGTGCTGAAACCTGCGGTGTTGTTGCACAACAGATTGAGGAGCACCTGCCACAACTCGTACACACGGGTGAAGATCATAAGACTGTTAACTATAATGGTCTTGTTGGTGTTCTGATCGCTGCTGTACGTGAGCAAGGCGAAATGATCGCTGCGCTTAAGGCAGAAATTGAAGAACTTAAAAAGTGATTAATCACTGAATAAGTTTATTGGGGCAGGCAACTGCCCCTTTTTTTATAAATAAAAAAAAGAATCGTTAATGTGAAAAAGCAAAAAAATGGGCTTTGCCCTGCGGGACAATACTATTGTTATACAAATAAGGAATGTAAACCAATTCCTGCTGGTTTTATGGTAGATCCTGAAGGTATGCTTCGTAAAGAAAACGGTTCTTCCATTAGTGAAGAAGGTCTTCATAAATGGTTTCAGAGTAAATCAAAAGATGGAAAACCTGGTTGGGTTAATGTTGTAACTGGCGGCACTTGTGCTAGTGATGAACCAGGAGAGGGTGTTCCCAAATGCGTTTCTTCAGCAAAAAGAGCATCAATGACACCTGCAGAAAGACGCTCTGCAGCAAGAAGAAAAAAAGCAGCAGATCCAGGACAACAACAAAAAACTGGTGCAGCAAAACCAACCTATGTTTCAACCGATAGTCCCAAAAAGAAAATGAAAGAAGAAAAAGATCACGAGTATTCAATGGCTCGTTCAGAACTCTCCACTATCATGAATGCTGCCAAGCGCCTGAAAGCAAAGATGGGAAAAGGTGAGGGAGAAATTGAAGCATGGGTTCAATCAAAGATTACTAAAGCGGCAGATTATCTTGATGCTGCTGCTGATTATGTTGACAGTGGAGAGATGAATGAGGAAGCAGATAAAAAAGGTAAAAGTAGTGGTAAGAAAGATGCTTGCTATCATAAAGTAAAGGCAAGATATGATGTTTGGCCAAGCGCATATGCATCTGGTGCATTAGTTAAATGTCGTAAAAAAGGCGCAGCTAACTGGGGAAATAAAAGTGAAGGATTATCTCCTATTGCACAAAAAATTCTTTCGGAATTAAACTTGGACGAAAAATGTTGGGATGGTTACAAGCAAGTTGGAATGAAAAAGAAAGGTAAAAAAGTTGTTCCAAATTGTGTTCCTGTTGGTGAAGAAAGTGAATGTGCTCACACTCAAGATGGTAAAGATTGCCCCGTTCATGGTAAAGAAAAATGTCCTTCATCCATTGAAGAATCATTAAGACTTCCAGCACAAAATGGAAATCTTGTTTCCGTGATTACTTCATGGCGTGGAAAAAATTATATGAATAAAATGTTCTTCCCACAAACCAGGATGCCATCAAGAAGGGAAGTAACAGACCAAATTCAAAAAGTCTATCCTGGAGCAATCGTTCTCTCATATCAAGTTTCGGAATTCATTCCTGGAGAAACATTTATTCAAACTGGAGGAGGTAATGCAGCAACTCCAGGTCCAAGTAAGGCTTACGTAAGACCAATGAGTGAAGAAGTAATTTCTGAAGTTGCTGCATGGCAACGCAAAGAAGGAAAAAATCAAAGTGGTGGTCTTAACGAAAAAGGAAGAAAATCCTATGAAAGAGAAAATCCTGGAAGCGACCTTAAGGCGCCTTCAAAGAAGGTTGGAAATCCCCGTAGAAAGAGTTTCTGTGCGAGAATGAGAGGAATGAAGTCTAAATTGACTTCTGCAAAAACTGCAAACGATCCAAATTCAAGAATCAATAAATCACTTAGAGCCTGGAACTGCTAATACTTTATGGCAAATGATGTATATCTTGGTAATCCGCTATTAAAAAAAGCGAATACCGCGATTGAATTTACTCAAGATCAAATTCTCGAATTTGTAAAATGTAAAAACGATCCAGTTTACTTTGCAAAAAACTATGTAAAAATTGTAACTCTTGATAAGGGATTGCAGCCTTTTCAGTTGTATCCATTTCAGGAAAAGTTAGTAAACAATTTCCATAATCATCGATTTAATATCTGTAAGATGCCACGACAGACTGGTAAATCTACAACTGTGGTATCATTTCTTCTACACTATGCAGTGTTTAATGATAATGTAAATATAGGTATCCTAGCTAACAAAGCGGCAACTGCAAGAGAGCTTTTAGACCGTTTGCAAACTGCATATGAAAACTTACCAAAATGGATGCAACAGGGCATCATTGCATGGAATAAGGGATCATTGGAATTGGAGAATGGAAGTAAGATCTTGGCTGCTTCTACTTCTGCTTCTGCGGTTCGTGGTATGTCTTTCAATATCCTCTTCTTGGACGAATTTGCGTTCGTTCCAAATCACATTGCAGATTCATTCTTTGCTTCGGTTTATCCTACAATTACTTCAGGTAAAAGTACGAAAGTAATTATCGTCTCTACCCCACACGGTATGAATCATTTCTACCGCATGTGGCACGATGCTGAGCGTGGCAAAAATGAATATGTGTTTACTGATGTTCATTGGTCTGAAGTTCCTGGAAGAGATTCGGAATGGAAGAAGCAGACCATTGCAAACACTTCTGAACAGCAATTTAAAGTTGAGTTTGAATGTGAGTTCTTAGGATCTGTTGATACTCTAATTGCTGCGAGTAAACTTAGAACGCTTGTCTACGATCATCCTAAGACTCGTAGTGGAGGATTGGATGTATATCAAGATCCAATTGATGAACATGATTATTTGATGACAGTTGACGTTGCTCGCGGAGTTGGCAATGACTATTCGGCATTTACTGTTGTAGATATTACAAGTTTTCCCCATAGGGTAGTTGCGAAGTATCGAAATAATGAAATCAAACCCATGCTTTTTCCAAGCGTAATTGTTGATCTTGCAAAGAGTTACAATGGTGCATTTATTCTTTGCGAAGTTAATGATGTGGGAGATCAGGTCGCTTCAATCATTCATTATGATCTTGAGTACAACAATCTCCTGATGTGCTCTATGCGTGGTAGAGCTGGACAAATTGTTGGTCAAGGATTTTCTGGAAAGAAAACTCAACTGGGAGTTAAGATGTCCAAAGCAGTTAAAAAAGTTGGATGTCTCAATCTCAAAACGATGATTGAGGAAGATAAGTTAATTTTCAACGATTATGAAATCATGAGTGAACTTACAACATTCATTCAAAAAAATAATTCATTTGAAGCAGAAGAAGGTTGCAATGATGACCTAGCAATGTGTCTGGTAATTTATGCGTGGTTAGTTGCTCAAGATTATTTCAAAGAACTTACAGATCAAGACGTAAGAAAACGTTTATATGAAGAACAGAAAAATCAAATAGAACAAGACATGGCTCCTTTTGGATTCATTGTTGATGGGACAGATGAAACTAGTTTTGTAGATACTGATGGTGATAGGTGGTATACTGACGAATATGGCGATCGAGCGTATATGTGGGAGTACATGAGCTGATGGATTTAGATGGTCAACTAAAACTTGGTCACTTATTGTTTAAAGAAAGAAACTGCAGATCTTGCGGGGAACAAAAAAACTTGATGGAAAATTTTTACAAAATTAGAAAAGGATCTGGAGCATCTTCATACTCTTATGAATGCAAAGACTGCACAAAAAAAAGAGTGGTTTTGAGTAGAATGACCCCAAAAATTTTTGATAAGTGGGTATATCCTGACTGGTAAATTGTTCATGCATTGTTTCCCCACTCAAAGATGTATTTTTAATAAATATTTTTTAGATAAACTGAGATCTAACGGAGAAAAACATGGCGACTCCTCAATTATCTCCTGGTGTACTTATCAGGGAAGTTGACTTAACCGTAGGAAGAGCTGATAATGTTCTCGATAATATCGGAGCAATTGCCGGTCCTTTTGCGATGGGACCTGTCGATGAACCAATCGATATCACAACCGAAGCACAATTAATCAATACATTCGGAAAGCCATTATCAACAGATGGTCAATATGAATATTGGATGACCGCATCATCATTCTTAAGTTATGGTGGAGTATTAAAAGTTGTCAGAACTGGTAGTTCAAATTTAAATAATGCGAACGCTGCTGTTGGTTATGCTGCTACCACTTCATTAAAAATTGATAACTATGATGATTACACTGCAAACCATTCTGCAGATAGTGTCAACTATGCTTTTGCTGCTAAGAACCCTGGTTCTTGGGCAAACAATATGAAAATTTGTGTGATTGATAATAAAGCGGATCAAATAATTGGAATTAATACCACAAGTCCAGCAGGTTTTGGAGTTGTAATTGGATATGGAGTTACTGTTGCTCTCGCAGGAGTTACTATTCCTGGAGATGGAGTAACTAATTCATTTACTGGATATTTAAAAGGAATTATTACTGGTGTCACAACAGATTCAACTAATGGCAACAGTTCAATTGATGTAAAAATATTCTCTAGAGTTTCTTCAGGTGGAACAGAAACTCATATTAATTACAAACAAAATGATAGAGCATCTGCAATTAGTGCAAATGACAGTATAAGATTCATCAATAATTCTGGAATTGCTACTGGATCAGCAGGTGCAGTAACAGTTTTAGACTGGTATAATGAGCAAACACTCGGACTGTCAAATAGTACTGTATATTGGAAATCTATTGCACCAAAACCAGGAACATCATCATATGCTTCAGAAAGAAATTGTGAAAATGATGAAGTCCATGTTGTAGTTTATGATGATCAAGGAACTGTAACTGGTATTCAAGGAAATCTTTTAGAAAAGCATATCGGACTTTCAAAAGCATCTGATGCAGTTTCTGCAGTAAATTCTCCACAAAAGATTTTCTGGAAAAATTATATTGCTGATAATTCCGCATACATTTATGCTGGAAATAATCCTTCTGTTGGTATCGATACCCACAATGGCATTGCACCAAGAGCTGCAGGATTTTCAACAGCATTTGTTGCAAATACTGAATCTGACGGTCAATGGAATGTTCCTTCACAAGGAAAAACATTCAGTTCAATCGGAAATGTATCATATACTTTGGGATCGGGTGTTAATTATACATCTCCCGGCAATGGTATGTCACCAGCTCTTTCAGATTTGATTACATCATACGATCTATTCTCAAACAAAGATCAGATCGCTATTGATTACTTACTCATGGGTCCTGGATTATCCAGCAAATACGAATCTCAAGCAAAAGCAAATTATTTAATTTCTATTGCAAATCAAAGAAAAGATTGTCTTGCTGTGATTTCTCCACATAGAGCAGACCTTGTAGCTGTAACAAATTCAACTACTCAAACAACTAACCTGATTGAGTTCTTCTCGCCACTTTCTTCTTCATCATATGCAGTATTTGATAGTGGATATAAGTACACATATGATAGATTCAACAATACTTTCCGTTACATTCCATGCAATGGTGACATTGCTGGATTGATGGTTAGAACTGCAATTACTTCATATCCATGGTTCTCGCCAGCTGGTCAACAAAGAGGTGTATTGAACAATGCAACTAAACTTGCATACAATCCATCAAAAGCACAAAGAGATCAGTTATATCCATTGAGAGTTAACTCAATCATCAACCAACCAGGAACTGGAGTAATTCTTTACGGAGATAAAACCGCTTTATCATATGCCTCAGCATTTGATAGAATCAACGTTCGCCGTCTCTTCTTGACGATTGAACAGGCACTCGAAAGAACTGCAAATGCACAACTCTTTGAACTGAATGATCAGATTACAAGATCAAACTTTGTCAATATTGTTGAACCATACCTGAGAGACATTCAGGCAAAGCGTGGTCTTTACGACTTCTTAGTTGTTTGTGATGAAACAAATAATACTCCTGATGTTATTGACAATAACGAATTCAGAGCTGACATTTACCTGAAACCAACAAAGTCAATTAACTACGTAACCTTAACTTTCGTAGCGACTCGAACTGGGGTCAGCTTTGAGGAAGTTGCAGGAACTGTTTGATCTTATAATTAATCACTAAGGAGGACCCTAAAAATGGCACAAATTCCAACAAGAAACATCTCACAGTTCAAGTCAAAACTCATTGGTGGTGGTGCTCGTCCTAACCTGTTTGAGGTTAGTGTTGCATTTCCAGCAGGAGTAAATCTTGGAATTCAAAATGATGGTACAGGAACATTTGATAGCGAAAACTTTAGATTCATGTGTAAGGCAGCTGCACTTCCAGCATCGACAGTTAGTGAAATTGCAATTCCTTTTAGAGGAAGAACTTTAAAAGTTGCTGGCGATAGATCTTTCGATAACTGGTCAGTAACGATTATCAATGATGAAAACTTTTCTCATAGAAAAGCATTTGAAGCATGGATGCAAAACGTTGCTCAGTATGGAGACAGTTCGGGTTTGACAAACCCATCAGATTACATGGGTAATGCAACCGTTTATCAACTCGGAAGAACTGCTGCTTCTCAACAAGGTGAAGGAACAACTTCGGGTCCTTCAAACATTCTTGCACAGTATAAGTTCGTTGATATTTTCCCAACTTCAATTTCAGATATTCCTCTTTCATACGAAACTGAGAATGCAATTGAAGAATTCACTGTAGAATTCCAGATCCAGTACTTCTATCCTGAGGCTGCCGGTTCTGGTGCTTGATAAATAGTACAAATAAGTCTACACTTTAATAATGGCAAAACTTTTTGGTTTCTCTATTGAAGATAAAGAACCATTATCCCCTGGTGTGGTTTCCCCCGTTCCTCCCAATAATGAGGACGGGGTTGATCATTATTTGACCAGTGGATTTTTTGGTTCTTATGTTGATCTGGAAGGAATTTATAGAACTGAATTTGATTTAATTAAAAGATATCGTGAGATGGCACTGCATCCAGAATGTGATAGTGCGATTGAAGATATTGTAAATGAGGCTATTGTTTCTGACACAAATGATACTCCAGTAGAAATTGAGTTATCGAATCTCAATGCTAGTGATGGTATTAAAAAAATAATTCGACAAGAGTTTAAGGGCATTTTAGATCTTTTAGATTTTGATAAAAAATGCCACGAAATTTATAGGAATTGGTATATTGACGGAAGACTTTATTACCATAAAGTGATTGACCTCAAAAATCCCCAGGAAGGAATTCAAGAGTTAAGATATATCGACTCTATGAAAATTCGTTATGTGAGACAGACTAAAAAAACTGATAAAGATGATCGTAGTGTCAGATTATCCAATATGAATCAGGATAATCCGATGCAGTATGAGTTTCCTCAAATTGAGGAATATTTTATCTACACCCCACAAGCAACATATCCAACATCAAATCCATCATCTCTTGGAGATCAAAAGGGTATTAAAATTGCAAGAGATGCAATCACTTATTGCACGTCGGGTCTTGTAGATAGAAATAAAGGATCAACTCTTTCATATTTACACAAAGCAATCAAGGCTCTTAATCAACTGAGAATGATTGAGGATAGTCTTGTTATTTACAGGTTATCTCGTGCTCCAGAAAGAAGAATTTTCTATATTGATGTAGGCAATCTTCCTAAGATTAAAGCTGAGCAATATCTTCGTGATGTTATGATGCGTTATCGCAACAAACTTGTGTATGATGCAAACACCGGTGAAATCCGTGATGACAAAAAATATATGAGTATGCTTGAGGATTTTTGGTTACCTCGCCGCGAAGGTGGTAGAGGAACTGAGATCACTACTCTTCCTGGTGGCCAAAACCTTGGCGAAATTACTGATATTAAGTACTTCCAAGAAAAACTCTATCGTTCTCTGAATGTTCCAACATCAAGAATTGGTGGTGAAGGTGGATTTAATCTTGGACGTTCATCAGAAATATTAAGAGATGAAGTTAAGTTCAGCAAGTTTGTGGGACGTTTGAGAAAAAGATTCTCAGCAATGTTCAATGATATGCTGAAGACGCAATTGATTCTCAAGAACATTATTACTCCCGAAGATTGGGAAGTAATGAGTGAGCATATTCAATACGACTTCCTATATGACAACCACTTTGCAGAATTGAAGGAAACTGAACTTCTGACCGAAAGATTGAATATGGTTGCTCAAGCAGAACCATATGTTGGCAAATATTTCTCACAAGATTATATCCGTAGAAAGATTCTTCGCCAAACTGATGAAGAAATCATTGAACAGGATAAGATTATCGATAAAGAAATCAAGACTGGTGTAATTCCAGATCCCGCAACAATGATGGTTGATCCTGCAACTGGCCAACCAATTCCTGGAGGAGATCTTGGATCTCCTGTAATGGAACCAAACTTAGATTCTTATTCTGATTCTGCTGTTGAAGCAAGTGGTAAACAGATTGAAATGCCCAAAGGTGGCGAAATCTAATAAATAGCAGAGATACTCATTCTAAAAGTTATGGACGAATTAATGGATATGATTGTTACTGATGATAGTCCTTCACAAATCAGTGACAAAATTAAAGATTTGCTTTTTGCAAAATCTGGAGAAAAAGTAGACGCATTTAAGCCTGTCGTTGCTTCTTCAATGTTCGACAATTCTACTCAAGAGTATAATGAGGAAGAGTGATAAATGTCTGAAAACCTATCAGATTTTTTCCAACTTATAGCAGAAGCAAAAAAAGAAAAGAAAAAATTAAAAGAAGAAG